TGGCCCCGTTCCGTGCCAGCGCGTCATGCGCCCCTTGCGGGGTGAACGTACCTTCAGCTTATCAAAGCCCCCGGACGGAATTGAACCATCCTCTCCGCTTTACAAGAGCGGTGCATCGCCACTGAATGCTTCAAGGGCGGGTGCAGGAGCGGAGCGCATTAGCTCCATAACGTCCGTGCGGCGGACCTCCTGCTTGCTTCATCGTCGCCTGGTACAGCAACAGCAAAGGGGAGCTTCCACCCTCCCCATTGCAACCGAGGATGCCTGATACATCCTCTAAACCACTCGGGCGTCCCCTCGTGGTGCATCGCGAATGCTCAGGAACTATAGCGCTTTTCAGCTTTTCGTAATATTCACTGGGAATGAAAATTTGCCAATACCTGGCAGCTATTGGCGCCATGACCAATACATGGTCCCGCCTTGCTCGATCACCCATCGATGGTGATGACGCGCTTCCTTAAGGGGCACGCAAACTTGGTGTTTGCGGCCCCAGAGGATGTATTGCATGCAGACCGTATCGCCGCTCACACGTCGTAAACGCGGCACTCTAGGGCGCTTGGGTTGAGACGACAGAAACTGCCCCAGTGTGTTGCAGCGTCGAAAGGGTGGCTCATCTCCTGCTGATAATCAGCCATGGCCTTTTCGTAGGCCCTCATAGCCTGGTGGGCCTCTTCACTATCGGCGCCGTGCGTGTTGAAGGCCATGGTGAAAGCAAAGGAAGCGTCTACCACTTTGGCGAATGCCTGATGGAGAGTTTCGTCGTCCATTGAAGGGCTGCGAACACCTTCAGGCTACTTCTGTTTCGGAAGATTGTTGTAATTTTTGTTGTTTTTTCAACACTTGATAAACCTTTCGCAGGCGTGGCAATAGCGAAGGTTGATAGAAGTGTTCTGCGGCGAGAAGTTGAAGGGCGGTTTGACGGTCGCCTTCAAAGATGGCTAGCAGGAACTGTGCTTCCTGAAGATTAAGCTCAAGCGTTTCCACTTCATGGTGAAGATAAATTCTTGAACATACTAGAGGCTCACAGGAAGTTTTCTAGCCAATTGGATTCGTCATCTTTATTGGCCGCATGAATTGCTGCAGCCAAAGCAAATGCATGGTCGTCAATGCCAGTTTGTTTACCACCAGTGACGCTCCATTGTCCGCCTGCTTTATACACAACAGTGAGCCCCTTAATTTCACTAATAGCCTTTTCGTGGTTATAAATATTCACTTGACCCGCGTTAAACAATTCGCGCATCTTTGAGAATGCTTTTGTTTTAGAAGAGATGGTCCAAGTGAGTTCTTCGATGGGGTAGTCGCCAGTGAGAGCCTGGATTGTGCCGGCGCTGTTGTATTGGTCCATCACAATCTTTTCAAATACATAGAGCTTATGCTGCTCCCTTATCCAATCTTCAACGGCATTAATATTAACTTCCTTTCTGCCGTTAATTTCAAAATCCGCTACGAACGTGTGGAACTTGTCCACAACTAATATTCCATTGTCAAAGTGAACAATACAGGCTGTGTAATTATCTCTTCCAATGCCGCCACGGGCCGGGTCAAGGGATAGCACATAGGAGCCGATGAAGCGCTCCTCTGGAGGGAGCGCCTTGCGCTTGTCGTCAATGCATGCCTCCACCACGTCGGGGGAGATGAGGGCCGAGAGGTTGGCTGAGAACTGGGCTCCATATTCAACATTGAACTTATCGGGATCGCGCTGGCGCTCTAGGTCAAGAAACTCACGAGAGATGGTGGGGTTCATCTCCCATGTTGGGAGGTTGATCGCCTGGAGATGCGGGAAGCGGCCAGAAGCCGCTTCTTTGAAGTGCTGATAGAAGAGGCCATCAGTGAGCCATGGCGAAGACAGCTCAAGGATTTTGCCGTCCTTGCCGAACTGCGCCACTGCAGGAGAAAGGGCCTGGTAAATGCCATTGGCACCAGAGTTTGCGTCGCCGTCTACGGCGAACGCAAGCTCGTCGAACACGCAGGCGCAACAGGCAAGACCACGAGCGGCGCGACCAGACGTGGGGATCGCTTTGAACACACATCCATTGCTCATCTCAATCTGATCAGCAGTTTCGCGGGAGATCTCCTGCGCGAACGGGCTGTCCAAGATGAGCTGGCGAATATTGTTAAGGGCGATGCGGCTCTGGTCCTGACTGTTCGCAACGGTAAGCACGTACCACTTTTCCCCTTTCCTCACTTTTGCTTTGTATTTATCTTCCAAGACGAAGCAGATGTAGACGCACGCAACAGCGGCCATGAGCGTTTTGCCGCTACGGCGGCCCAACGCCCATGTCGCTTGAGAGAAGCCCCCTTCAAAGAAGGCATCAAGGATTTCGGCTTGCTTGGGATAGAGTTCTAACCGAAGGGCGTGCTTGGCGAAGTCTGAGCATCTAAGCATTGTTTTAATTGCTCCATCGGGCGAAGAGCTTCTTTAGGAACGAAATAGGAGACACGGCCTGGAACGTGGCTCTTTTTCCATTGTTCCTGCTTTGCATCGGCGGCTTTAATCCAACCATGGAGGCGGATTTCCTGATGTTCGATGGTGACCAATACCAGGGTCTTTTCGGGGCTTTCGTCAAGGAAGCACGCCAGATCATAGTAATGCTTAGCGCGTGTTTTAACGTCTATATCTGGAGGTAAATCGTAGCTACCACGTTTTGCTTCTTCTTCTTTGAAGACAAATTGTTTGAGGCCAAGGTAGGAAGCTACGGCCATTTCACCGCCAGCGCCAAGAATGTGGATGCGCAGGGCATCGTTTCCCGCTGTGGGGCCTCGATCACGACCGATCTTGCCTTGTGAGACGTTCACCTGCTGCCTGCGTTCCCCCTCTGCAATGGCCAACGCCTTCTCTGAATGGGACAACTGCCACACAATGTGTTGGGGCATGTTGGGGAATGTTTCAGTACACGACAATGTACCCAGTTCTAGAATGATTGCAATATCAGGATTTCTTATGCATGGCTGACGTTACACAAGGTGGGGATATGGTGTCACTCGGCCATGCCACTGCTGCTGGCATCCGCGCTGATGGCCTGCAGAACGTGTTCACTGGAATGGGCACGAGCCGGGACAAGACCACCCGCACCACTATTAAGCCGGTGTCGTTCATGGGGCATGAAGACCTTGAAGGTCTCTATGCCCACTGGCTTATGCGCCGCATTGTGGACATTGTGGCGGATGAATCCACCCGCGAAGGCTTTGAAATTTTGTTTGGCGGCGAGGGCGTGAATGCCGAAACGCTTTCCGGCGTAGAACAGGCCATTGAAGACCTTGAAATTCTGCCTTCATTTAACGAGGCCGCTAAAACTTCGCGCCTGTATGGCGGCAGTGCGTTGCTGCTTTACATCGATGATGGGCGCCCGTCTGATCAACCTGTTGATAAGAACAACATTCGGGCTGTTGAGGGCATGGACTGTCTGGATCGGCACCAGATTGCACCGATCATTAGTGAAGACAGCTTGTATGACTATTCCAAGGCAACTTACTACCAAATCATTTCTGGCGATCTGATTCAACAACCCAATCTCCGCGCCATCCACAAGGACAGGATTCTGCGTTTTGACGGCATTTGGCTGCCGTATCGCACGCGGCAGAAGAACTATGGCTGGGGCATGAGCGTGCTGCAGAGCGTGTACGACAGCTTCAAGCACTACTACAGCGGCACTGCCTCCATTGCCACGCTGCTCACTGAGTTCGACATCTTTGTGCACAAGGTGAGAGGCTTGGCTTCGATGCTGGCCGCCGGCAAGGAAGGGCAGGTGCGTGACCGCCTGCAACTGAACGATATGAGCAAGAGTATCTATCGCGGCTACGCGATTGATGCCGAGAAGGAAGAACTGGCGTTCGTGAGCCGGCAGTTTGGTGGTGTGAGCGAAATCCTGGAGAAGCTGCGTATTGACGTGATTGCTGCTGCTGGCATTCCTCATACATTGCTCTTCGGTCAGTCGCCGTCTGGCCTGGGCGCTACGGGGCGCAGCGAAGAGCGTGATTTCGCGAAGACGTGCCACCACTATCAAGAGACGCATTTCCGCAAGCCTCTGACGAAGCTGATGGAATACATCATGCTGAGCAAGACTGGCCCGACTAACGGACAGGTGCCGGACAACTGGCGAGTGAGCTTTAAGCCTCTGTTTGAAATGAACGAGCGTGAGATTGCAGACGTGCGGGCGCGTGTGGCTGCAGTGGATGCTCGGTACATTCAAGTGGGTGTGCTCACACCGCAGGAAGTGGCCGATTCGAGATTCGGAAAGAGCCAATACAGCATTGAGACCACCATTGATCCATCGATCAAGCGTGAAATGCCGCAGAAGCCTGGCGATGGAAAGATGGCGGTGCCTCCGGGTGGTCGCGATCCGCTAGATCAACAGAATGGCAGTCTGCCCATGGATGGCACCCGCGAGGCCTCAGAGGCCGCAGCGGAAGAGACCATGGATGAGGCGGGTCTTTATATGTCGCGTGATTTAGAGAAAGTGCGCGGCGATGTGACATTCACAGACAAAACCTTGCACTCACGGGCTGTTAGCGCTGCCAAATCAAAGTTCAAGGTGTGGCCGTCTGCCTATGCGAGCGGGTACGTGGTGCAGAAGTACAAGCAAATGTATAAGGAGAAGCACGGCTCGCTAGCCGGCGCCTTCAAGGGCGACGGCGAAGAGCTTCATGCCGATGATCTTGATCAGTGGTTCAAAGAGAAGTGGGTGAGGATTGGTGCCAATGGCGAGATCATGGGGCCATGTGGCGCTCGTGAGCAAGGTGAAGGTAAGCCGAAGTGCCTCCCCGAGGCAAAGGCGCAGGGAATGTCGAAGGAAGAGCGACAGCGCATCGTTGCTCGCAAGCGCAAGGCTGATCCCAACCCTGAGCGCCGTGGTCCGGCCAAGATGGTGAGCAGCAAGGTGGACGCAAAGGATCCCTCTGTGCATGCATACAAAACGAAAGCAGAGGCCCTCGCTACCGCTGAAAAGATTGGCTGTAGTGGCTTCCACATGGAAGATGGAGAAGGTGGCACGGTGTTTATGCCGTGCTCTACGCATGAAATCTTCCTGGAGAAGCACGAGCAGTTTCTCGCTCAGAAAAATGATGCCATTGAGCCCCTCAAGACGGAAGGACTCATCTTGGGCGATATTGACGAGGCTTCTTTGGTAACGCAGGCTGATATTGACGCAGCCTTGAACCAGTGGAAGGAGGAGGCTCCCGAGCGCTTTAAGGATATTTTGGAGGCTGGCAATGTTGAGCCCACTGAGTGATCCGTGGCCCCGCTTCGACGCGGAGTGGGCGTATGACGCCAATTTAGGGCGCTATAGGCGCCCCTCCGGGCGATTCATGAGTCAAGAGGCCGTGATGGCATTAGTTGATGGTCGCATCAACAAGCTGGGTCAGAATCTAAGGCGATTCACGCAAATGTTGGCCGATGGAAACATCACGATTGATCAGTGGCAAGGTAGTGTCCGCGAGGCAATTAAGGCTGCTCATATTCAGGCAACAGTGCTTGGGCACGGTGGCAAGGATGGGATGGGCAGTGCAGAATATGGCCGCATCGGCCAGAAGCTTCGTTCGGAATACACTTATCTTCAGAATTTTGCTAGCGATATTTTGGCTGGCCGCGTTTCTCCTGCCATGGCTCTTGCTCGCGTGCAGCTCTATGCTGAGAGCGTGCGAAGCTCTTACTGGGAAGGTGCCAGTCTTCGCCAAGGAAAGCAGGGTTATTCCCTGATGCGTCGCATTCTCGACCCACAGGCAAAGCATTGCGATGACTGCCTTCGTTATGCGAGGGCCGGATTGGTTGCGCTGGGAAGCTTGCCAATGCCAGGGCAAAGGTGTGAATGCCGCGCCAGGTGTCGGTGTTCTGTGCAGTACAAGCGCAACGCAATTCCGACAACTCCCGTTTGAAAACTGGGCCTAACATTGCGCAAGACATTGCGCTTTGTATGGCCAAGATTCTTTATTGCGGCGACGCCGCTGTGCAAACAGGCTTTGGGCGAGTGGCGGAAAACCTGCTGCCTGAGCTTGCAAAAGAGCATGAAGTGGTGGTGCTGGCCGTTAATTGGTGGGGTGATCCTCATGAGCTGCCGTTCAAGATGTATCCGGCTCATGCCGGTGGTTCCGATCCGTTCGGCTCCCATCGGATTCAGGAGCTGCTTGTCAAGGAGCGTCCAGACATCGTATTTGCGGTGAATGATATTTGGATTTTGAACAAGCTTTGGCAAGTTGCGAAGCCATTGAAAGAGCAGCTTGGTTTCAAGTGGTATGGCTATTTCCCAACGGACAGCTACGGTTTTTTCCCTGAGGTGTTTGAGGACTGCAAGGAGTGGGATGGCATGGCCACTTACACGCAATTCGGTCTTGAGGAGGTGCGCAAAGCTGGCTGCAAGATGCCGTGCGATGTCATTCCTCATGGCATCGACACGGCGACCTTTTTCCCCGTCAAGAAAGAGGATGCGCGGGAGGCTATGGGCCTCCCGCAGGATGTATTCTTCGTCTTCAACGGCAATCGGAATCAACCTCGCAAGCGCATTGATCTCACAATCAAGGGATTCATTCAGTTTGCGCTTGATAAGCCCGATGCACGTTTGTGGCTGAACATGGGCCGCAAGGATCAAGGGTGGGATGTGATCCCCTTGTTCAAGCGAATTGCTCGTGATCTTGGATATGATCCAACTGGCAAGTTGGTGCTTACAAGTAAGGATTTTGATGTTACAAATTGCTTGCCAATTGATCGCCTTAATCTTGTCTACAACGCATGCGATGTAGGTGTTAACACTTGCATTGGTGAAGGCTGGGGGCTTGTGAACTTTGAGCATGCCGCCACTGGCACAGCTCAAATTGTTCCAGACCATACATCGCTAAAGGAAATCTTTAATGAGATTCCTCGTATTCCCGTGGAAAGCTGGGAAGTTGATTGCAATTACGGACTGGATCGTGGAGTGCCTTCTGCAAAAG